TAAACACATTTTAAAATATTTACTCTCTTGTTATATTTATGTATATATAGTATATATAAAAATATAAGAATGTCATTTACTTATTCTTACCAAACCACTTTACTATCTGGTTCTAGAGTTTTTGATCAAAAATTAAAAAAAGTAGGAGCAATTCAATCTGTAGAATATTATGACCCTGTAACTTATTATCAAAGATTATATGGTTCATGGCCAAATGTAAATACTGATAAAATAACTATTCGTTTTGATGGCGAAGGTTCAGACACTGTATATTTTGGAGAATCATGTAATGATTTATTACTTGAATCCGCATCAGCAGGAGGAGCATATGATAAATTAGTTCTTTGGTATCGTTTTGAAGAAACAGCTGGAACTACTATTGGTGATTGGATGTTTAATGTATTTGGTGAAGGAAAACCCTCTGGTGGTACTCCAACTAAATTACAAACCGGTGTTATTGGTACTGGTTGTTTAAATTTTAATGGTACAGACCAATATCTTATTGGTGGTGTTACAAATATACCAAGCGATAAAATGTCAATCTCATTTTGGATTAAAACAAGCGATACTAATGCAACTATTCTTAGTTTTGGTGGATATACTACACATCCCGTAGAAAGAGCTGTAAAATTAAGTTCTGGTAAAATTAATTTATATGAAACTGATGGAGCATCAAAGACATCAACTCTTTTAAGTTCAAATACTGTAAATAGTGCCGCATGGACACATGTTGTTTGTACAATTGGAGGAATCGCATCAATCTGGAAAATATACGTAAATACTACTGATGTTTCCGCAAGTGTTGTAAATGGTCCAAATAATACGAATTTACCAATTCAAAAAACAACTGTTGGTGTAACTTATACTAATAACGCCCTTAGTAATTACTTAACTGCTGATATCGATGATTTAAGAGTTTATAATAATGTATTAACTCAAGGTGAAATTGATGAATTATATGGAATGAAACCATAATTTTATAAAACAACTTATATATTCATTATTATACACTGAATTATATATATAATAAAAATCTTTATACTTTTTATTATATATATAATAAATATATACAATATAAATGTCTTACACATACACATATCAGACAAGTATGACAGTTGGCGTTAGAGTTTATGATAAGAAATTCAAAAAAGTAGGAGCAATTCAATCTGTTGAATATTATGATCCTGTCAATTATTATCAACGCAGATTTGGATCATGGCCAAATAAAAATTTTGATAGTATTAATGTTCGTTTTGATGGCGAAGGTTCTGATACAGTATATCGTGGGGAATCCTGTGCTTCTTTACAATTAGAATCAGCAACTGCTGGAGGAGCATATTCAAAATTAGTTTTATGGCACGACTTTGAAGAAACAGCCGGAACTGTTATTGGAGATTGGAAAGATAATGTCCACAGTGTAAATAAACCAGCAAGTGCAGTAGCAACTAAATCAACTACTTCTGCTGTCGGTGATCGTTGTTTAGTATTTAATGGAACAAACCAATATACTCTTGGAAGTGTTACTAATATGCCAACTACTAAAATGTCATTTGCATTCTGGATAAAAACAACTGATACTGCTGGAACATTAGTTAGTTTTGGTGGAGGTGTTTCCAATAACGTCGAAAGAGCAGTTAAATTAAGTGCAGGAAAAGTTCAACTTTTTGAAAAGAATGGGGGAGCTGAAACATCTCTTTTAAGTTCAGGTACTGTAAATGACGATAGCTGGCATCATATTGTGTGCACTATCGCAGGAATATCATCTGTCTGGAAAATCTATGTAGATAAAGTTGATGTATCTGCTTCTACAGTTAATGGTCCCGGAAATACTAATTTAGCAGTAACCCAAACAACAATCGCTGTATCATATGTTAATGCTGCACTTAGTAATTATTATGCTGGCTCAATTGATGATTTAAGAGTTTATAATGATGTATTAACTCAAGGTGAAATTGATGAATTATATGCATTGAAACCATAATTTTAATGTAAAAGTGATTATTTTTTATAAAATATAATAAATTTGTTTAGTATTCATAAAATGGCTAATAAACAAAATTAGTTTAATGCTCTTGTTGATATAACGGCAAGAACAACATACCTGCCCATCATCTTCTATTAAAATTTAATTATAGTATTTATTTTTATAAGGATATGAAAATATTTTAATATAATAGAGAATGTCCCCAAGATTAAATAGTTTCAATAATATCTCACAACCAGATATAAATTATGTAATGGTGGATGATGATGAGAAAGAAAATATTAATCCAAACACAAACACAAACACAAACACAAACACAAATACAAATGATGACAGTGATGATATAATTAATGATGTTATAATGGGATTATCTATGATAGAAGATGAAGACTTGATTCCCCAACGAATTATTGACGAATTACGAGAAAAAGGTTTATTAATTGTAAATGTTCCAAGAGATGGTAATTGTATGTTTCATGCAATAGCGAATCATTTACCAAGTATTGACTATTTTAGATTACGAAAATCTGTTGTTTGGTATTTGAAAGAGAGAGAAAATATTTTAATCGAATACTTAAATAAGACTTATAAAGAATTATTTCAAGATATGGATGATAGTTTCGGAAAAAATTGGGATAATTTTATAAAATATATAGGAGGTGACGGAAATTGGGAAAAAATGCCAGCAGAATATATATTAAAAATAATTGCTGAAATGTATAATTTAGAAATTAATATTTATTCAACAATTAACAATAATAATACACAACAGATTACTGGTTTTATTTCCGATTTTTTCAATTTGCGTCAAATTTATTTAATACATTTAGCAGAAATGCACTGGTGTTCAACATCTGATTTTCAAAATAATACAACTTCTCAAAATAATACAACTTCTCAAAATAATGAAACTCCATCATATATTTCATAAAAGTACCTTTGTTAATTAAAAATCTAAATATAACGTAGAATGTTATCAATGCTTTCTTGGTTAATATCGTTTATATACAATCCTCAAACCCATACAAATGACGAGTCAATTGATGAGATTGACAAAACTAAAGACTCTATCTCCGTTGAATCTAACGAAATTTTAGATAATGATGGCGATATTGTTGAACACTTTACAAAAAAAACAGAAGATTTTAATATTAAAAATAATTATATAGATACAATAACTCATGCCGATAATACTACTAAAATTCATGCCGTAGAGGCTATTGAAAATAATAGTATTAAAGATATAGATATTTGTATTGTAGGTAATTGTGATAATATAAAAAAATCTGAAAATGAAGTGGGTTTAGATAATCAAATTGATAAAATAACTTCTCCATCAGATGCTATAGTACCTGATAGTGCTATATCTGCGGATAATAATATATCCTCTCCATCGATATCCTCGATAGAAAAAAGGGATTCAACCTCAGGTGAAGACATATATCCGGAAAAAATAAATAAAAAGAAAAGAAAAAGAAAAAGAAATAAAAATAAACAACGAAAAAATCGTAAAAAAAATAAAAAAAAAAAAAATAAATATTGAATTAAAAATAAAAAATTATAATAATAAAAATAATAAAAATGCAAACTAATTTATTCAATGATTACAAAGAAATTTCTATCTGGGATCCACAATATGCATCAGAATTTAAAACAAAGACAATTTCCAAAAAACCATTTTACAAATATTTGTCTGGAACAATGCCAGATCAACATATTTATATTCAAAATAATACACCAATATTATTGTTTGTGTCATTATTTCGTAGTATTGGAATACTTCTTGGTGTAAGTAATCCAATATTAGGTTTATGTTTTTTTATTGCAACATTATTAGATAAATCAAATAAACTATTAAGTGTTTTTCTCGTATATGGAATAACAATTTCAATTTGTATATGTTGTTTATTAAAAATAGATAGAGAACTGATTTATAATGGATTATATCCAAGTAATGCTATATTCGCAAGTTTATATTTATATTTTATCCGTGAGGATAATGAACCATTTACTATTTTAAAAATACTCGGTGGATTAATTCCACTAATATTTATGGGAATAATTATATTTCAATCTTTATGTGAAATATTCGTAAAAAAATTAAAAATTTCACCATTAGCGTTATCACCAACAATTATAATTATTAGTTGGGTTGGAATGACGTTATATTCATCGCATTTTCCCAGTTCTGCTTCTCCAGAAATGATAATTCCACCAAAGAAAAATTTAATTGATATTAATATTAAAGATTTTTTCCTACAAATGCCAACAGCAGTCGCAGGATTATGTTTCAGTACATCTCCATATTCCGCAATACCAATAACAATCGGTATTTCCATTGCATCTCCAATTTTAGCAGTAACAACATGGAGTGGTGCTTTTTTATCAGTTTTATTTCAATATTTGATGGGAATACAAATACCAGATGGTGATGCTTTATTTTTTTTATTACCAATAAATGGTATAATAGTATTTTCAGTAATATCTGGAACATTTTTCATATTAAATTATCATTCTGTAATATTTGGAATATTCGGTGTATTTTTAGTAAATATGCTTACTTGTGCATTTAGTGCTTTATTAAAACCGAGTGGATTGCCATACTTAGCATTACCAGCACAAATAATTATAATATTATTTTATTTAAATGCAAATACATTTAAAAATTTTATAAAAGTTGAATTAGATAATCTTACAGTTCCTGAAGATCATTTAAGAAGATATCATCTCTCATTAACAGTAATGAAACGGTTTCATATTGTTAATAATTTTATGAAAAATAATTCACTCTCTCCAAATAAATTAAAAGAAATAGAACAAACCTTATTACCAATTTTAATGTGTTCCTATTCAAAGTTTGGATTAATTGATAAAATGAAAGAATTATTAATATTAGGTGCTGATGTAAATCTTGGTGATTATGATGGACGAAGAGCATTACATATTGCTGCTTCTGAAGGTAATTTTGAAATGATAAAATTACTTTTACAATACAATTGTGATATTAATATTAAAGATAATTATGAAAATACTCCTTTATCCGATGCTCTTACTTACAAATATTATGACATTGCTAAATATTTGTACCAAAATGGTGGTAAAGTGTTGATTTCTTCTGAAATACTTGCATCTAAATTATGTTACATGGTATATAATAAAAAAAATAAAGAATTACAAAATTGGTTAGATAATGGTGTTTCTCCAAATATTTCAGATTATGATGACAGAACACCAATGCATATAGCAACTAATATTAAAAACGCAAAAGCTATAGAATTATTAACTAAATATAAAGCTAACATAAATCTAATAGATCGTTGGGGAAAAAATGCTAATAATATACATATAAATATATTAGAAGATGAAAAAAGTAATAATTCTAGTAATAATTCTAGTATTAAATTTACATATTTTACATTATTAAAAGATAGACGATTTGATCCATTTGTTAATAATGATTTAATACAATCTGTAATAATAGAATTAATAAAAAAGGGTGATGATCATATGAAAAGGGCTTTATTACCAAGTTTAATTTGTTCTGTTGTTTATTTGAATGATATTAAGCTATTAAATCAAATTATTAACATGGGAATAAAAATAAATCAAGGGGATTATGACAATAGAACTCCATTACACATAGCATCTGCTTGTGGTCATGAAGATATTTTACGAATATTAATATGGAATGGTTCTGACATAAATACAAAGGATAGATTTGGTTTTACTGCTTTGTATGAAGCGGTTCAACATAATAATAAAAATGTTACAGATATTTTACAGGAAAAATTTGCTAAGATGGGATTAGATAATGAATCTAGTGCTGCAATTTTATGTTGGGCTGCATATAATAATGATATCTCATTAATTGATAGATTTTATAAAAATGGAATTAATATAAATTCTGCGGATTATGATGGTAGAAAATGTATTGATATCGCTAGAGATATTGAGAATAATAATCTTGTAAATTATTTACAAAGTCTTCCAGAATTTGATTGAATGATTACACATATCATTAATATTATATGATGGTATCCAATTTAATTCATTACAAGCAAATGATGTATCAGTAATAGATATTTCTGTATCTCCAATTCTTCGAGGTGATATTTTAAATTTTATTTTTTTTTTAGATATTTTTTCAATATTTTTTATAATTTCTAAAACACTTGTTCCTTTCCCACAACCTAAATTATAAATTTTATTTCCAGAGATTGTTTCTATTTTGTTAAGACATTTCATATGAGATGTAATTAAATCCATAACATGAATATAATCTCGAATACATGTTCCATCTTTTGTATCATAATCTCCACCAAATATATTAAAAATTTTTGTATCATTATTTAAATATCTAAATAATGATGGAAATAGAGCATTATTTTTTTTTTTTGGATTATCTCCAATTAATCCACTAGGATGTGCCCCAACAACATTAAAATATCTTAATATAAATACTTTCCATGTATTATCAGATAATACTAAATCTTTTAATATATTCTCTCCAATTAGTTTGGTTGTACCATAAACATTAATAGGTTGCAAATCATCTTCTTCTTTTATTATTTTTTTTTTTGTATTTCCATAAATACAAGCACTAGATGAAAATATGATTTTTTTACAATTCATTTCATTCATTACTTTTAGAATATTTAATGTTCCATTAACATTAATATCATAATATAAGAGAGGATTTTCATACGATTCTGATACAGATTTTAAGGCTGCAAAATGAATAACACAAAATATATCATTTTCCATAAATATCTTTTTCATATCATTATAATTTCTAATATCACATTTTATAAATTTTATATTTGATATAGATAATTTATTGATTATATCAATATTATTAATGTAAGAATTATCTAAATTGTCTATAGCAATAATATTATATTTTTGATTTGTTGCTTCGATACAAAAATGAGAACCTATATAACCTAAAGCACCAGTAACTAACAATGTCTTCATTTATAATTAAATTTTATATTAATGCGTTCTTAATAAACGATTACAAAAATAAATAGAGATAAATGACAAAATACTTTATATATTCTATCGTATGAAGGAGAAGTGTACAATATGTTTGAAAAAAATAAAAACAAAAAGTTCTAAAACCTTATTAAGTGAAAAATTTGTTACAAAATGTAAATGTCAATATTATTATCATAATCGTTGTATAAACACTTGGATGAGAAGAAAAAAAACATGTCCAACATGTAGAGAAACTATTTTTGATAATAAATATGATATGTATAAAAATTCAATGAAAAATTTTTATTGGATGATAATAATATATTATTTTAAATTTATATTATTTATACACAAACCTTTTTTTATTTTTGTTAATACTACTATATTTTCAAGTCTTGTAGCATTATTATTTTTTAATTTAGAAGTATTCATTAAAAATTTTTTACGTATCTATTTACAAAAAATATGTTACATTTTGTGGTTTTTTGTAATCCCAAGTATTTTAATATTACAATTTTATAGAATAAATTTATATAGAATAAATTTATATATTCGTAATGCGTAAGTAATATAAAAAATATATTTTTTATAACATATAAAACACTCATAATGAATAGTTTTTGGACAAATACAAATTATTTAAACAATAATTCTACAAAAACTAAAACGAATAAGGATGTCAATATGCTAAATACCAATTCTTATTCTAACAATACTTATTCTAATAATAATAATAATAATAATAATAATACTTATTCCAATAATGTACGTATATGTGATAATTTAATAAACGATCAAATAAATATGTTTTTATATGGTTCATATGCATATTTGGTAATGTCCACTTATTTTTCGCAAAATGAAATATCAATGATGGGATTATCAAAATTATTTAAAGAATTATCAGAAAATAAGAGAACTTTATCCCATGAATTGATTGAATATCAACAAAAACATAATAAAAAAATTAAATTTACAAAAATTGATACGATAAATACAAATTCGTGGTCAGCACACAGTGCTTTTAAAAATACCATTGATTTTGAAATGTCAATAAATACTTCATTACAAAAATTATATAATTCTTCAAATAAACTTAATAATCATAATTTAAGTAATTTTTTACAAACTTCAATGATAAATTCACAACTTGATTTAATTAGACAATTGAATATATTATCTACACAATTAAAATTATGTGGTCAAGGATCTGGCTTGTATTTTTTTGATCAAAACTTATTAAAAAAATATAATAAACAAGTATAAGAATTTATAATATAATATCTATTAACAAATGAAGAAAGCTTCTTGTACATTGTTAATAGATAAACTTAAAAAAAAATTTCTATCAGTTTCATTAAAAGATGATAAAACTGATGCTAATTTACCTGGTGGGAAAGTTGAACCAAACGAAACATATAAACAAGCAGCAATAAGAGAACTAAAAGAAGAAACAGGATTAAATATTTTAGAAAAAGATTTAATCAAATTTCAAGAAGAAATTGAGGGAGAATATAATGTAATTACATATTTAGTATTAAAATGGTCTGGTGAAATTTATACAGAAGAAGAAGGTGTTGTAAAATGGTTGCCATTAATTTTTTTAACAAAATCTAAAAAATGGAAAAGATATAATACAAATTTATATACTAAATTGGCGGACGAACATTATATCTAATATTATCCGATATACTCAAATGACCTGTAAATTTAAATACTACTTCACATATGTCATAACATGGTATTAATTTATATAATAATGAATAAACATTATCTCGGTATAGCAAATTGGACATGATTAATACTATGTAAAAAGTAGCAGAATCATCTGGCATATTTTTATCTTTTTCAAGTAAATCACGAATTAAAATATATCTTTTATTAAGAAAATTTAATTTATGAATATATGATCTGGAATATTTTTTTAAAATTGTTACTTTCATTATATACAATTTTAAAAATATATTAAATTTTAATTTACTATTGACAACATTTCGATTCATTTTTTGTCTGTTTTAAATCCTTTATCGAAACTTTGAATCCTTTTGCCCCTTGAATAATATTTCCTTTATCGTATTCCCTTTTAATCAATTTTGCAATATCTCTAAATATATCAGAGATTTTGTTATCTGATTTAGCACTTACTTCATAAAAAGGTATATTATATGAGTTAGCCATATTTTTTCCTTCTTTGAAAGATACTTGACGCATATAATCATTATCAATCTTATTTCCAATAAGAACTTTAAATAATAAATTACTAGGTGCATTTTCCTTTAAAGCATCTATCCATGTAGGTATACGAATAAGTGATAATCTCTGTGTAATATCATAAATAAGAAAAGCGGCTATCGCATCTCGATAATAACCTCTAGTTATTGAACGAAAACGTTCTTGGCCAGCTGTATCCCATATTTCAATCCTTATTTTTGTATTATCTATATCTATTATCTTGCATCTATATTCAACACCAATTGTAACATCACTTATAAATACAAAATGTTTATTGATATATCTTTCAATCAAAGATGATTTACCCACACCCGATTCACCAACAAGAATAAATTTAAATGCATAATCATAACGTTCCATTATTAAAATGTTATTATATAACAATATTATTTTTCTATATATTTTAAGAACTTTCAATTTTTATTATAAATTAAAATTTTTAAACACTATTACTATTTAGTACCGGAGATTCATTAGTAGAGCGTGTCTTACCTCCAGTAAATTTCCAATAATGATAGCAATTAGCACATACAATTACAATACTCAAATTTTTACATTGATAATATGCATTACTTCCTTCCGTTTTACATTTTGAACATTTAGTATTCATTCGTGGATATGTTGGATCTTCATTCATATATTGATGATTTATATGAGGATGACTATCACTTTTTTTATATTTTTTTTTAAAGATACAAGTATCGATAGTTTCTTTTTGATAATTACATAATTTACAATAACTAAATATTTTTCTTTGTTCGGTATCTTCCTTAATATATAAATAATTATTACAATCTTTACAAAACTCCATAATTATGTTTTAATAATAATTTATATATTTCAATTTTTATTTACTTATAAAAATGCTGCTGGAACATCTTCACGACTATCTTCATAATTATCAAATCTTTCAAAATTATCAAATATCGCACGAGGTTTCTTAAATTTTAAAATCACCATAATGACTATTTGTAAAATAGCACCAACAATATATGGTATCATTAATACTAGTTTTTCACCATTTATAACACTTTGATATATTACTGTCAAAATACAACCACTTGTATTAATGCTTAATGTTATTAGTGATAACGAACTAGTTACTATTGTTGTTGTATAAGATTCTATTACTTGCGGTATCCATTGTAACACACTCATTACGGCAGATATAGAAAACATTATATCAATAAATATGGTAGATTGCGGTATAATAATTGATAATGTCCCAAAACAAATAAATACTATCCAAGATAAACAAAATAATCCAAATGTATATTTATAATCTTTGACGTTTGGTTCACTATAATATTCTAATAATCTATTAGAATCTGAACTTGGTTTTTTTGTATGAAACATGTATATTAATAAATACGACAACCAACAAATACAAACAACAATTAATTGAGATACATCTAATCCAATAGTAAAAGAACTTAATTCATCTAAATTCAATAAAATTGAGGCGTACATTGTTAATATTGAACTTATTACTCCCATTACTAAACTGGAAATATTAATTCCAACGATAGACTTATTAACTATTATTTTATGAAATTGAATTCCATATGAAATAATAGTACCAATAATTAATAAAAATCCGACTACTCCTGATAATGCACTATTCATTTAAATTACATATAAATTGTAATTGTTATATAATTGTTAAATTATTTTATTATTATAACTTATAATAAGAGTTATGACATTACAATCTTTAGATAATAAAAATATAGAAGAATTTGGATTAATAGGTAATATGGGTGCTTTTCAGGCTAAAATTAGAGCTGCTGCTGCTGCTGCTGCTGTTGCTGCGAAAGTAGCTGCTGCTAAGAAAGCATCTCCAGCCACATCACGTGCTGTTTATGGAGGTAGTCCAACTCAAAAGGGATGGGTACCACCAGTATCAAAAAAAACAAATGCTGAGAAAAGCGATTCTGCATTTGGAATACCTGGATTAGATTCAATCCTTGGACCAATAAAAGAATTTTTTGAAAATCTCATAAGTAATATAAAAAGTAAAATTGGAGGAACATTAAATAAAATTGTAAATATCAAACAAACAATAGTTGATAAATTAAGTGGTCTTTTTGACCCACTTGTGAAAAAATTTGAAGGTCCATTGCGAAATATAATGATAGCTGGGGCAGTATTAGTAATTGTAACTATCTTGGGACAAGTAGTTGTTCCTATATTTTCATACCTAATTCCAGTAGATTGTCCAAATTGTTCTTGCCCATCTTGTCCACCTAAATTGGCATCTGTTTAAATTTAAAAATATATTAAACATTTAATAATAAAAAAAATTATATTAAAATGATCGGATGTATTAAAATTTTTATATTTACAATCACAATTTTTTTTATTATTAATTATATGATTTTTGAAAATATTGTACCAAAACAATTAGTATTTAATTATTTACTTGAAAAATTTGATCTTAAAATGCCGGTTTTCCCAAATATTCCAAAAACAATTATTCTAGAAAATAATGACGAAATTTATTTTAATAAATTTAAATTTACTCATTTTAATCAATCACAACATGAAATGATAAATGAAGATGATTTATTACAAAATATACAAATATTTAATAATAATTTGCAAAAAATACAAGGATTAAATTTAAATGTTATTTATAATTGTATTATTCTTATTCTTTCAGTTGTATTTGGAATATTTTTAAATGTAATTAGTGAAAGCGTTAAATTAATATATCCATTGGAAAGTACAAATCGTAAAATAGATATACATATAATAAATTATAATAATTTTACAGAATTATTAAGAGAAAGACTAGATGGTATAAATGAACGTTTTGATCATAATAATAGTAGATTTGAAAATTTACAAAATCAAATAGAATTTTTACAAAATCAAATTAACAACTTTGGCAAGAACAATTTGGACACCCTCTAGGAAAAAAATATTTAATAAAATTAAATACACATCCAAATAATGATATTGCATTCAATGCTAAAAGTCCATAAAATACATTTTGAAGTGATTGCATAATTCTTTTTTCAAATGCTTCCGTTACATTAACCTTTCTTAACATTAATTAATTAACATTAAGAGGTCTTAGGACACGTAACCTGCCCTGATATTTAATTGTTTGAAAAGTATAACGACATATATTTTAAATATAAACAACAAACTT